ACAGCGCAGGAACATTCGTCGGCAGTATCGGGGGCGTGGCGCGCGCAATAGATGGCGCTGCTGACGGGCTTTTGGGTCTGCTCGGTGCGGCCGATGAGTCGTGGGTACGTTCGTTGCAGCAAGCATCGTTCGGGGCGGTCAACTTCGGTGTCGATGGCGCTTCGATCAGCGCCGGTCGCAAGACCGTAGTTCACGAGTATGCGTTCCGCGATGAGGTCTGGGTCGAAGACTTGGGTAAGAAAGCCCGCCGCTTTTCAATAGCTGGCTTTTTGCTCGAAAACGACCTGATTTACGGCGGGGGCCCGGTAATCCAGCAGCGGGAGGCTATGCTGAGGGTGGTCGAGGCCCAGTTGGACGGCGTACAGCCAGGTCAAACGCTGGTACATCCGTCGCTTGGAAGAATTGACAATGTGTGCTGTGTCAATTTCGAGTGCCAGGAAAGCAAGACGATTGGCAGTTGCTTTGAAATCCGCTTCGACTTCATTGTCTCCGGTGCCCGTAAGTATCCGGCAACAAGTACGTCTGCCTCAGATCTGATCGGCGATGCTGCTGACGCGGTCAAGGAGGCGTCAATTCTTGATTACGTAGCCGACGTTGCTGCCGATATTAAAAATGGCGCAGCAGTGGTGAAACAGGCAATCCGAACCGCTGTCGGCTGGTATACGAGGGCGGTTCGGCTGGTCAATGATGTCCGGCGCATCTTCCGTTCGATTTCGACGTTAGGTGGAAATTTCGGAACGTTATTTGGCGGTGCCAATTCCGGCTACAGCGCCAAGAATGCTCCGGCACCTAGAGGTACTACAGCCGCGCAGCTTCTGGCGGCTGATACTGCAAATCGGGCTGCTGTCGCAAGCGCTGGAGATGCACTCACGGTCGCGGCCGCCACGCCGGCGGATAGCGTTCGTATGGGTGTGGCAGCTACGGCGCTAGCTCAGGCGCTGGCCTCGACAGCAAGCGATCCGGCAGACGGGGTGCGGTTACTATCCGACCTGGCGCAATATCAGCCAGCAGACCCCACTACGTCGTCGCAGACCGGGCTGGCCATGGCTTCGGTGCAGACCGCAATGGGCGCGCTTCTGCGCCGAACGGCCCTCGCAGAGCTCGCTAGCACGGTGGGAACGTATCAGCCAGCTTCATCGGATGACGCGATCGCTATTCGAAACAAGGTTGCAGAGCTGATTGCAGCGGAGATCCAAGTAGCGGGTGATTCCGGCGATGATGAGAGCTATGTCGCGCTGATCGGGCTGCGTGCAGCAGTGATCAAGGATATGAACTCGCGAGGAGCAAAGCTGGCATCGATGACGGATTTTTCGTTCAATGGCTCGCTGAACGCCTATTCCTTGGCGCAGCGCCTATACCGTGATTCCACTCGTGCAACCGAATTGATTCGCCAGGCGCAACCTGTGCACCCGGCATTCATGCCGCAGGATTTTCGAGCCCTGTCGGACTGAGGAATTCACTCTATTGGCGTGGTGGTCTGCACCATCTTGCCATCCCGGCATTCGCTGCGGACCATGTATTTCTTCATCAAAACTTGACCATCTTTGCCGCGTTCCAGGCGATTCATCTGGCCGCCGGTGGGTAGGGTGCAGCCGATCGGCAATTTGTTTAGCTCTGCCTGGCGCGCCGCTAAGTTCGCCTCGGGATCCTGAGGCGCGTTGACGAAGCCGCTTATAAAGAGCTCCGGTTCGGGTTGGGGTTCTTCAAGCAGCTGGATTCTATAAAAGTATTGGTTTTTATCTGCAGTGCGCTCCAATACCTTGAATTTTGTTTTGCTGGTGATTGGTCGGCACACACCGGACTCTGAGAGTTTGTAGCCAACATCCTTCGCTTTTTGCGCTTGAAATGCGGCCTCGCCTGAGGTGCACACGAATGGCGGGTAGTCGGAGGCTGTTTGATAGGGCTCGGATAGAACCGGCACCGCTAATAGCGTACCTATAAAAAATACGAACGATTTCATATATGAATAAAGACGACATCAAGTTGAGGGCATCCGGAAAGGAAATCTCAGGATGGACAGATATCCGAGTGCATCAAGGGATTCAGACCTTCCCCAATCAATTCGAATTGAGTCTGACCGAGGCCTACCCATTGGAGCATGCGCTTCTCCGTGTCGAACCCGGCGACTATGCTGAGTTTCGATGCGGCGAAGACATCATGGTGGCTGGCTACATCGACCGGTATTTTACTTCGATGTCCGGTAGTAACCATTCCATCCAGCTTTCCGGGCGCGGCAAGTGTATGGATCTAGCCGATGCCAGCGCCGAATGGCCCGGGGGACAGTTCTCTAATGTCACCGTCAAAGACCTGGCGGAAAACCTCGTTAAGCCATACGGTTTAAATACACGCACGGGCGAGAATCATCCGATCAAGGTGATTTGTACGGAGGAGGGGCTGGTACGCGTGCCGCAGTTGAATCTGATGATCGGAGAAAGCGGCTACGACATCATCGACCGTGTCGCTCGCTATAGTCAGTTGATGGTCTTCGAGAATGCGCACGGAGACCTCGTGCTGGCCCGTGCGGGCACTGGGAAAATGGCCTCAGGGTTTGTCGAGGGAGAAAATGTCGAGGCGGCTTCCATTCAGTACAGCGCTGACCGCCGATTCTCGGAATATACGGCGTTTATCTCCAGCATTTGGCCGTCGCTGGACGGTGGCGATGGCGGGAATCTGATAGGTGGATTCGGCGACGTTGGTGTAAACCGCAACCGAAAGCGCCACATTATTGCCGAGGCGACGCAGGGATTCCAGGATCTGGCGATGCGGCGCGCAATCTGGGAAATGAATCACCGCATCGGCGAAAGCGAGGTAATCAAGATCACCACGGATACATGGCGTGACAGCGCGGGAAGCCTGTGGGAGCCCAATAAGCTGGTCCCGGTATTCCTTCCCTCGTTGAAAATGAAGGCGCCTGTGAATTGGCTCATCGTGTCTGTGGACTTTATCAAGAGCGGCCAAAGCGGAACGACGGCAGAATTGGTCATCATGCCCCGCGAGGCCTTCGACGTGCAGCCTATCGCGCTCTACCAGTCGAATTTGATCGACACATCGCAGATTACTTTTTGAGCATGGACGAGAATTTCTTAAATCGGCTTCTAAGCCGCATCCAGCGATCGCTATCGCGGGGGCGTGTCCGGCTTACGGATGACGGCGGCCCGGTCCAGCAGGTGCAGGGAAAATTCAATAATCAAGAGACCATCGACAACTTGCCACACCTCGGTCGATTTGGCTTTTCGTCGAATGCACCGGCTGACTCGGACCTTATTGCCGTTTTTTTGAATGGTGATCGAGGAAACGGCGCGGTAATCGCAACCAATCACCAGGCGTCTCGACCGCGTGGCCTCGCCCCTGGTGAATCGGTTGCATACAACCAATTTGGAATCCGGATCTACCTGAGTCAGGGCGGCTTGGTGATCGAAGCGGCCGGACTACCGGTATCGCTGAACAATGCGCCGACCGTGACCATCAATGCGGAAACCAAGGTTTCACTGAACACGGCCGAGCTTGAAGTGAGCGGACGGATCAAGGCCGGCGGCGACATCGTCGACAACGCCGACGCTGGCGGAAAGTCCATGGCGGCGATGCGCGAGACCTACGACGGCCACGACCATCCGGTAACGGGTATTCAAACGGGGCTTGGCGCCGTGACAAGTAAGAAGCCGAACCAGCAGGCCTGATCGGCAGAAAGAACAACAAGACCCGCTACGGCGGGTTTTTTAGTGGGCGAACGATGGCAGATATTGCAGTTTATTGGGACTCGTCCAGCAATCGCGGCGATTGGAAGGTGATCGGCGCAGGCCTGGCGACGGGAAGTCCGATCACAACCCAAATGCTTATCAGCGCATTTACTGACCGAGTTGCATCGCCGGACGACGAAATTCCGGACGGGACCGCTAATCCGCGGGGATGGTGGGCCGATGCCGGCGAGGATTATCCGATCGGGTCACGCCTTTGGCTGTTGCGCCGCGCGAAGCAGTCCGACGAAACGCTCAAGCGGGCCTACGACTACTTGGCGGAGGCCTTCCAGTGGATGATCGATGACAAGGTCGTAAGTCGCTTCGATATCGCAGTCACTTGGGTGCGTCGCAGTTTCCTTGGGGCGAAGATCGTCGCTTATCTGCCAGATGGCAGCATTGTGCAGCAGGAACTAGGCTGGAATATCGAGGGAGCAGGCTGATGGCATATAACCGACCGACCCTAAATGAGTTGCAGGAGCAGGCCAAAAACGACATCGAGGCCGCGCAAGATGGCACGGATGCGCTTCTGCGTTTCTCGCCCCTGCGGATCATTGGCAAGCTGCTGGCCGGCTTCATCAATCTGGTCTACGGCTACCTCGATTACATCGCGAAGCAGGCGGTGCCGTGGACCGCTACCGATGAGTATTTGGCAGGGTGGGGCGCCTTGAAGAAGGTGTATCAGAAGAATGCAAAAAAAGCAGCCAGCCCAAGCGTGTCATTTATGGCGACCTCTGGCGCCATCGATGCGGGCGTGCAATTAGTGCGGGGCGACGGTGTCTCCTACACGACCACCAGCTCTGCTAGAGCTTCGGGCGGTGTAATTGTAGTCTCGATCGAGGCGGTCGACGCCGGCGAGGCGGGCAACTGCGACGCCGGCACCAAGCTGACCCTCGCGACCGCAATCGACGGCGTGCAGTCGACCGGGCTGGCCACGTCCGCATGCGTCGGCGGCGCAGATGTCGAAGCGCAGGACGATTTTTCTGGGCGTGTGATGGCGGCGTTTCAGTCGTCGCCGCAGGGCGGAGCCGAAGATGACTATGCGACATGGGCCACCGCCCAGGCGGGTGTAACTCGCGCATGGACAAATGGGCTTGGCTTCGGCGCCGGGACGGTGGTGGTCTATTTCATGATGGACGACGTCCAAAATGCGCATTCGGGATTTCCGCAGGGTACGAATGGTGTCGCGACCGCTGAGAAACGCAGCGCCACCAAGGCCACCGGCGATCAACTCATAGTCGCAAACGCGCTTTATCCGCTGAGGCCAGCCACGGCGCTGGTGTATCTGTGCACGCCTCTCCCGCATACCCTGAATTTCAAGGTGAGTGGCCTGTCGATGGCAAGGACTGAAACACGGTCAGCGATCAGGGCTGCGCTGATCGATGTCATGGTGCGCAATGGGTCGCCGA